CATTATTGTCAAGTACTTTATAAACCTTGAACTCACTTGTCATAAAGTGAAAGGTTGAATCGTATAGATTTGTTGCAGTACTACTAGTCGGATTTGAACTACTAATGTCGTGTTCATACATATCGTATACTGTGGAGTTTGTCCAGTTCCTACGAGGGATAACATATGCTACATCAGAAGATGAGATTAATTTGGCAGCGAGCATTGAATCCCATTTATAAAATTCTGTAGTCACATCGTCCTTTGGAGTCGGAGGTGAGTTATCATCGCCACCAGATGTTGTATTAGTAAAAGGTGTACTCTTACCAATGAACAAATAGTATGTTGATGCAGCAGCTTCTGAGAATGACTCAATAAACTGGTCTGCATTGTGTTGTCTGAAATTTTCAGTAATTATCGCTGCCATGTTTTTTTCCTATAATCTTATTTATTCGGTTACTTCAACCGTATGTTCTGTCCAAGAAAGAGTCGATTCATTCCACCTAAAATACTTGCCCTCTTTTGGGTCAGGCGCACTCACAGGAGCATTCCACTTACCAACAGTTTCGTCCAATATCCATGATGGATATGGCGCTGGTGGAATAAATCCATCAATTGATGATCTATATGTCCACCCTACAGCTGGATAGTTTTTCCTAGATGCTTTTGATTGATCTGATGCAAGCACTCTTTCTCCATCACTATTAATATTCCAATACTTATTTTCAAAGGTGTTATAAGAACATTGAACCCAAGTTGTACTATTTCCAAACAGCCCATGAAGAAAAGAAATACCATTCTTTTCTGTGTCTGCGTCAGCGTCATTAACAACAATAACCTGTTCAACAACATTACCATCACCTAATTTTGCAAAATGTGCCATACCTAATATCTCCTACGCTGTGTACGTTCCTGTGTTGTTATATTTTATTATTGTGTGTGAACCAGATGTACTCACTACAGGAGAACCTGATACTGTTCCAGTATATTCACTAGTTAATATCTTTAGTGCAGCAACACCAGAACCACCATTTGCGCCACTACCTTCAGTACCACTACCAGCACCAGAACCATCGGCACCGTTTCCTGTGTTTGCACCACCAGCAGTTCCGTTCCTGGCAGTATTTGGGGGTGAACCGTCACCACCGTGAGCAAGAACAACACCTGTTATAGCACTTGTTGCACCAGCACCACCAGCCCTTCCACCGTTATAGGCTTGTCCAGCACCACCCTTGCCGCCACCGCCGCCGCTACCACCAACTTGGTATTGACCACCGGCACCGCCATCATTCCCTTGTCCAGATGTTCCTGTTCCACCAGCACGATTATTTTCCGAACCGCCTGCGCCAGAACCACCATTACGACCGTCACTACCGTAGTCTGGGCCGCCACCTCCACCAATAGCAGTTAGTGTACTAAACCCACTACCAGTGAGTGTTGTATTTGAACCATCATTACCAACAGTGTTTTTGTCAGTTGAAGCACCGCCTCCACCTACTGTAATAGTATACTGAACACCTTGAGTAAGTGTCGTTGTTAAGTTGTCTAACATTCCACCAGCACCAGCGCCGCCACTTTGACCATTTTGTCCTTCAGCAGCTGCACCACCTCCACCACCAGCAACTAATAGATAGTTTACAGAAAATGTTGGTACAACAGTACCTAGTGTAAATTGTTTGGTTGAAGCATATCCATCGGAGTCTGTTACTTGTACATTAAAGGTACTAGTTAGTGAACCAGTTGAACCTATTGTAAAAGCAAAGGTTGCACTTGACACATCTGTAACATCTCCTACAGCAGCAACTCCTGTGATAGCATTAGAATTAGAAATATTTGTGATTGCAAAATCAAAAACCGAATCTTTTGAATCAGTGGCATTAGTAAATGTAATATTCTGTGTTGTACTAATAGTGATTGCAGAGAGGTCTGATGGATTAGATGTAATTCCAGTAGCGTCAGGAAAGTCTAAACCACCGCTTCCATCACCAATATTTTTCCAAATATTAGAATTCGTTGTAGCGTTTGTACAAACATAAACTTCACCAGAAGTAGAGTTTAACCAAAGAGTTCCTACTCCACTTGATGGATTGGTCGTTTTAGTAGGGTCAGTATTAGAAACTGTTGCGTCATCTAAACCATCAATTGTGGTTGTGATATTAGTCGCCCTGTCTTGAATTTTATCAATCGCCATTCTTATCTATCCCTTAATGTAATGCAACCCAAGCACTACCAGCGTATGCTTCGATTTTACTTGTAGTACTATTGTATACTATCATTCCAACAGCAGCAGTCAACGCATTACGTTGAGTTGTTGTTACTGTGTTTACTTTCAGTGCATTAGCAGTACCAGTAACAGTAATGGATGTTCCACTAATTGCTGTACCTGTAACTGCGGCAGGAGTGTTACCACCAACAACACCGTCAACTGTTCCAGTTACGTTACCAGTTACGTTTCCTGTCACATTACCAGTTACGTTACCAGTGATGTTACCAGTGAACACACCAGCGATTGCACCGGCACCAGTAATAGTAGGTGCAGTCAATGTCTTGTTAGTAAGTGTTTGAGTTGCAACTGTACTTACAAGTTCGCCATTACCACCAGCAGGAAGTGTCAGTGTGTTTGTTACACCAGCACTATGTGGTTGTGCGATAATCTTTTGTCCGTGTGAATTCTGTTCACAGTTCAGTGTGATTGCACCTGAGTTTGAACCACCACCTTGAATCTCTACTACTTGGTTTTGAGCGGTGATTTCTAGTTCACCAGTTGCATTCTGAATACCTTCAGTAGTAAGTGCAGTGATTGTTGCAGAAGCAACAGTACCATTAATAACTGGCGATGTAAGTGTGGGTGTAGTCAATGTCTTGTTAGTCATTGTCTGTGTTGCAGTTAATAGAGCAACCGTATCTGCTGTAAGAGCAGTTCCGTTTGAGATGGCGCTTGTTGCAACTCCATTAATTTTTGCGAAAACTTCTACAATGTTGTCATTAATTTTATCACCACCTGTACGAAGGTCATCGCCTGTTCCATCGTTGGCGTTCGTTCCAAGTCCTAGTGCCTGATATGCCATTCGGTTTCTCCTAAATTCTTTCTTTTATTTATAAGACTTTATCAACTACCTGTATCAAATTTATCTGATGATGAATCGAATGTTATTGCATTTTCATCGAATGATGTATATACTGCACCCGCTCCAGTTCTTGTGTTTCCACTATCAACTTCCTCATCAAAAGTATTAGTTGTGTTATCAAACGTCACAAAGTTATTGTCAAATGCATTTACTGAACCAGCACCACTTGTTCTAATCTGTATCTCGCCTGGCGGCGGTACACTGATTCTAGTACTGAATGCTGTCTGAGGAATGTTTCCACTACCGTCAGATACTTGATTAATACGGAACTGTCCAAACTGGTCAATATTAAAGTATGCACGATTGTCGTGATTATTTTCGGCAACTCTATAGATGCCTGGATAATGTGGTATCTCTTGCGAGGTATCTGTCGGGGGCACAGAGAATGCATATTGTGGTAACAGATTCAAAGTAGATCCAAACGCCCCACCTGATAAACGAGTGGGCCCATCCATGCGAACAGTGACTACAGACTCAAGTGTAACTTCTCTCTTACCGTTTGGAAGAATTGAAGATGAACCTTCATGTCCATTCGCCCTCTTAGTAGAATCTGTGAGTGTACCCAATCTTCTTCCAAAGATTGTTGTAAACAAGTTAGTAAATGTAGATGCAAGTTCTGGTGTAAATGTATCTGGCGATGCACTGTCTCCAACAGAACCAGCGGCAGGGTTTTGAATTCTTGCAGAAACCTGTGACGCAAACGAAACCTCACCGAATACATTCCAACCAGCAGGGTGTACAGAACGTCTTACACTTTCTCTCCACTCATTGATTGATTGTCCAATACGAACAACATATGAATAGTCTTGATAGTAGTAGGAGTCTTGAACTCGCATAGTATCAACAGAGACTTTACCTCTATCGTTTACAAAGTTCCCAACAGTTGTTCCGACTGTTCCAATATTAGAAGATGCTTTTGCTGGTGTTGATTGATGTACTGTAGCAGTTGCACCAGTGATAGATGTTATCGTATCATCTTGATTAAAGGTAACAGAAGTTTTTATTTCAATAATATTTCTTGCATTGTCAAAGTCTACAACTGTTCCATCGTGACTTGTAAGCGTATCACCAGCAGCAAAAGAACCTGATACATTCTTCACCAAAACATTTCTATTGAGTGTGATTGTTGGGGTTGATGTATAATCTAGTCCAAAGTTTGTGACAGAGATTCCAGAAACGTGTCCAACCATTGGTGTCTGAGTTGATGCAGCAAAAAGACTTGCACCAGCACCAGTTGTTGTTGCACTGTCTTGAACAAGAGGAAGTTTTATAAAACCATTACCCTTGTTAATCATTTCAATCTTTGTAATTTGCCCACGTTCATTTGCATTACTGCCGGGCGCATTACCAAAGGTTGCAGTCTCTATAACAATCTGTCCACCATCTTCCATGACAAGATGGTCAAGTTCACCGACTGTTGTTTCCTTGCTGATATACTGAATGTCATCATCAGTAACAATCAAGTCACCATCTTCAGTGATGATGTTATCTGGTGAGGTTGATTGTTCTAAAAGAAATCCACCACCAATAACAGCAATCTTTGCACGAACATCAGTTCCTTCTGTGTTTGTTAAATCAAAACGAAGTTCTTCACCAGCGGTATAACCAGTACCAGCGTTCTCAATAACAATCTCATCAATCGAACCAGCACCAGCAGATTCAACACGAGCGGTTGCAGCATCATTACCGCCTCCACCTGTTACTGTTGTGACATCTCCTGTCTCATAGTAAGCACCACCAAGATCAACATTACCGCCAATAAGTATTCCCTTAACTACACCTGAGATTTCTAAGTCAAGTGTTGTGTCTGTTGTGGTAACAAGTTCACCAGCAGTGAATGTTCCTGATACAGAGTTTGCATCAAGGTTAATCTCTGCAATAAGATTGGCGCCTTCTCTAAACTTAATGACTGTTGCAATCAGAGCAGTAGCACCAGATGTCGAACCTGTTAGTGTTTGTCCAATCGCTTTGGTGAAATCAGACGTACCACTTTCAATGATACGAATAACTTTATCTGTACTCCACGCACCATCAGATACACGAAGCATATTATCTCTTGGATAAATGAGTGTCGCTTCTTCATCAAAGAGAATACGGAAGAACAACTTGTGTCCATCTCGTGTACCCTTTGCAGTGTACATATCCTTGATGTTCTTAATGAGTTTACGTTTTGCAATACCATCTGCAAGAGTGTTTGGTAAAGACTCCATAAAGGAATCTCTAAACTTGTCAAGGAAAGCATATACTGTATTGTCAACATCTGCATATGCAAGAAGTTGTTGAATGTTCTGTACAGGGTTTGCACGATAGGATGCAACGGTTGTTGTTGCACCAGAAGAGTTGCCTGTTACTGTTTCACCAGTTTCAAATCTTTGTTGGGATGTAATGAATAGTCTTTTGTTATCATCGAAGTCATCAACAAGAATACGAGCAGTTGCACCAGAGGTTGCACCTGTAATAGTTTCACCCACAGTAAACTTGCCAACAGAATCTTCAAGGACAATGTTCTCGCCAGTTTCGTCAAGGACATAGTTCTTTGTGATTGTTTCTTCAACCACATAGTTGTTTGTTCCTGTAACAACGAGTTCCCCCGCTTCAAGAAACTCATAGTAATACTTGAGGAAGAGTGAGAATAAAGGATGATCGGATTGCACAAACTCTGGAAGTTGAGTTTGAATGTGCGGCGATACTTTATTCTTTAATGTAGGGTCTTGTGCAGACATTTATTAAAACCTTAATAAGAGGATGATGTTGTGTAACCAGTTCCAGCAGATGAACCACCCGACTCGATTGTATCATTGTTACCAGTAATCTTTAGAGTTGTAAGATCAATCTCTAGCAACTGATTCCGAACTGGAACAATATCATTTGAACTTGGTGTAGTTGTAACCGTGATACCAGCAGTTTCGGTTGAACCTGTAATGTTGATTGAACTTAGTGTCAATAGTCCTGTTGCATAATCAATAGTACCAATGTTTGTGCCGAGGTATGTTCTGGTTGTTCCACCAACAAGAGAATACGCTCTTAGATTACCAGCACCATCATCATCTATAAAGTGTTCGCCTGATTCACCAGCAATAGTAAAACCAGTTGAACTTGTAATACCACCCATTGCAGAGTTATGTCCACTGTGAGGATTATATAATGCGTTAGAAAACTTCAGTTCATATTTTGCCAACGTGTTAAGTTGAGGTACGATTGTTTTCTGCATCTTGATTGTTGTGATGTTTGAAAGAATAGAAGGGTCTGTTCCGTCAATCAAGCGAGACATCTTTGAGAATCTAAACACACCATCAAACTTTTCTAAGTCTGAGGAGTTGTAGTTAGATACTGTTGTACGAACAAGTGTCTCTAAATCTGTTGCAGTCTTTGTAGTGACATTGGCATCAAACTTAAAGTTGGTTGTCATCTTAATCTTTGTGATTTCTGGATCGACAATAGTTGGACGAACCGAAGCGACATTGTATTTGTCCAGTGAAGTTGCGATTGTATCTTTTTGTGCTTGTGTCAGGTTTACCCCTGATGTTGTTTTGATAGAAACGAATACCTGTCCATAGATTGGTGGATCGTTATCTTCTCCACCCCAAACTTGAATCGCTTTTGTGTCTGCATATACTTGTGGAATGATAACCTTGTAGTCATCAGTCGTAACTGCTCTACCTTGTGATGCATAGTCCAAGGGAGCATTGTATTTGATGGACTGAATAGTTTCTGGTTCTGCGCCACCAGCGGCAGCAGATACCGTTGCGATAGTAATGTTTGTTTCCCCACCAACCGAAGTTCCTGAGAAAACTTTTGCGTTATTCGCTGCACCTTTGTTTGTGACAACGTATTCTAGAATCACAATGTTACCATCGTTTACTTTCTTGCCCACTACGTCATCACCAAAGTAAACCTCAAACTTTCCGTCATCGACTTCTTGTAAGAAGTAAACATTAGAAGTTGCAGTCACCTGAGAGATGTCAGTTGCAAGAGTATAGACTTGTGTGGTTGCATCAGACGCTGAGTTCTGAACAGATACCTTTAGTGTGGTTGTGTCTGCACGAACATCAGTCACCATATATTTCTTTTCAAGATTATTATTATCAACCGTATACTTTGCAGTAACAAGTGTGCCCTCATAGATAGCAAGATTAGAAAATCTAAGAACACCATTAATTGGCGTTACGGTTTGAGTTTCGTTGACAACAAAAGAATATGTTGTATCATCAATCTGTGTAGTAAACTTAGTTCCTTTGGCAACTGTGATAGAAGTAAGAGTTGAGTTATTGATTGTAACATCAATGTAAGCAATAGGTGAACGAGCAGAACGTGGAGTATAACCCAAAGTCTTTGCATGAGATACAACAGAAGAACGAAGAGTTGCAGTATCCAAATATGCTTCGTTGATTGCCATGTTTGCATTCATACCCAAGTAATGAGTGTTGTACGCAAGAACATCAATGAGTGTTGAAAGTCCAGAACCTTCAAAGTTATAATCAGAGAACTCCGATTGATTCTTCATATATGTCTTTAGATTGGTTTTGATATCATCAAAGTCCAACTCTGTGACTTGTAGTTTTGTTGCCATGTTAGTTCCTTATCTCAAACCTTCTAAAAATAAATCTACAGTTTGCAAACCACTAGGTGAGTTAACCAGATAAAATTCTACCTGTACCTCATATGCGTTTCTGTCAATCTGAGCATTAACCTTTACATCAGTAAGTTCTGCCCTTGGTTCAAAGTTATTAATGACATCCTCAACATATCTTTTGAGAACGTCTGCCACCAAAGATGTTACAGGTTCAAAAAGAATTGCTCTTACATCAGAACCAATCTCTGGATGAAATGGACGCTCATAGAAATTTGTATTTACAAGATTCCGAACACTACGCTTAACTGCTTCAACATTAGATAACTTACTAATGTCACCAGTAATAGGATGTCTGGTGAAGTTCAGATTTATATCTTTATATATCTGAGCATTTCTATCAGAGTCATTAGTTGCCTCTGCATCTCTATAT